TTTGAGGAACGGGAGGGTAATTCCGCCCTCCCGACGCGGGCTGCTGACTTGGCTCCTTATATATTACACGTACATGTGTAGGCTTGGCGAGAATGATGAATGCGGAAAGAAGGCACTTGTTGAAGTTGGTGTATGAGGAGCACGCAGAGGGGATAGCACAACTGCGTTAAAAACGTGCTTTCTAAACGCCCTTATGGAGGAACTGGTAGACTCGCGGTTCTCAAACAGCCGTGTCGAGAGACGTCCTGGTCCGAAGCCAGGTAAGGGTACAACAATGTCGGGGGTCGCGCTCTGGTATGCAAGGAGTGTGAATTGGTGAAGCCGACACGTAACATAAGTCGAGGCAAAGTGCGCTAAAGGCACAAGCAATCCGTCGCCTGGCAAGCGAGGCAACTGAGTTGGTAAGTACGAAAACCTTACAATACGATACCTTAGTTCAGTTGGTTAGAATAACGGCCTGTCACGCCGTAGGTCGCGGGTTCAAGTCCCGCAGGTATCGCAAAGAAACAGCCTAATCAAGCGCGTAGAACGATCAACAAAAGGCAGCGTACGAAAGCACATGGGATAAATGGAATCTGCTATTATACCGCAGTTCATAAGTACGTTCTCAGTGGAGAATCGGGAATCTGAGGATTGACGCGGCTTAACCAGAGTGTCCTTATGGGCGATGACACTCCATACTAAACTGACCCACGAGAAGGCGTGCAAAGCGCATCAGGAAACCGATACCATGTCGGATGTACTGACGTTAGATTGGCATATCGTTAATTTGTCAATAGCAATGGCGGTGTCAACCGCTATCTGGGCTTGTAGTTCAACTTGTAGAATGTCTCTTTTGCAAGGAGAAGGTTTGCAGGATCGTTCCCTGTCAAGTCCACTATAGTGTTATTTTTTCTATTTAGGTACTATTTATAGTTAGAGAGGAGTGAGACCCGATCGATGAAATATGAATGGATACCTTGCAGGAGATGTGTCTCACTTTAGTCTCTTACTTGGTGTCCATTTCCTTTGTATCCTAAATAGAAACTGCATAATACAATGCTAAGGCATCCTCAATGTAACAGATATAAGTATCATTATTGCTATAAGATAACCAACTTAGTAAACGGCCACTTCTACTATGGCATCCATTCCACAAACAACCTGAATGACTCTTATATGGGTTCTGGTAAGGTATTGCGTACCGCCATGAACATATATGGTAGGGAGAATTTCAAGAAGGAAATAGTACAAATGTTTAGAACAAGAGAAGAGGCTAGTGAATATGAACATCGTATCGTAACTGATGAGTTGGTTAGAAGTCATGCATGTTACAACGTTAAGATTGGAGGTGATTCTGGTGAGTATTTTGGAACAAGGATGGCAAGAGATGCCGCTAGTGGAGAGTTCAAAAGATGCTATGAAGACGATGATAGACTTAGGACTGGTGAGTTTGTGTATGCGACGAAGGGAATGGTTAACGCAAAAACTCAGAATGGGAAATACGCAATGGTTCCAGTTCAAGAGTATTACTCGCACAAAGAACAATACAAGACCCCTATGGCTGGGTATGTAACTTGTAAAAACTCAGAAGGGGAAACGCGTTCTTTACCGCAAGGTGATCCAAGACTATTAAGTGGCGAGTTTGTCCCGTTGTGGAAGGGTAGAAAACATAGCGAGGAAACAAAGTCTAAAATCAGTGCCATACACAAGGCTAACGGACATCAGACTGGAACTAAAAACTCCCAATACGGAAAGTGCTGGGTTACTAAGGGCAAAGAGAATAGGAGTATAAAGAAGGAAGAATTAGACGTATACCTCGCAGATGGGTGGAGAAAGGGGAGATATTTTTCTACTGAAGTGTTCAAACGTCCAGCACAAGATGTGATAGATTGGGAAAGCGCATCTGCATTGTTAAAACAGGGGTTTGGTGTTTATACGGTAGCGAATAGACTCAATATATGCCCGACTACCTTATATCGTCTTATAAAACGTCATAAAAGTAACTTTCCTTAACTCAGTTGGTTTAGAGTGCCATCCTTACAAGATGGAGGTCCTACGTTCGAGCCGTAGAGGAAAGACTACAGCAGGTCTATGTAGGAATGCCAGAGTCACAACTGAGTTAATAACACACTAAATTTAACAAAACACAAAGAACATGAAGAAATTTCTAACAATCTTCGCTTTGATCGCCATGCTTTTCTGCTCGGTGTCTGTTGCAGACGCGAAGCCTGCAAAGAAGCGCTGGTTCGACAACAAAGACCCGCGCATCGAGGTGGTTAATGAGATGGCTGTCATCTTCCACAACGTGGTTAAGATCGAGGTCAAAGCATCTTCGCGTTCTACTAATCAGGTAACCTATATCTATGACCTCAAGCATAGCAAGTTAGTTAAGGCTGCTCGCGGGTCATTTGAGGTAGAGGTACCACAAGGCAACTACCTTGTACTATCCAACAAGAAGATTACAAGGATGGACTACGAGGTGGTTATCGAGTAGAGCGCGTGTACATCCCATTCGGTGGCCATAGTGCTGCCGTATCGGGTATTTTCAAGAAAACAGAACACATTTGTGTTTCAATATATGTCTTTGACAGATGTACAACAGTGGAAAGAGTAAGGCGTACCTGGGCTAGCCGAGTCTATAGGTATAAAGAGGTCACGAATGTGGCGGAAACTCGAAAAGCGCCTGAAAGGGAATGAGTGGACTGTGGAAGTGGTCCTTAAGCGGCCGATGACGTCAGGTGGCACCTGATCTATGTCGGTGGCGCTCCGAAACTGCTGATTTGGATTTTCAAGTGACGGGTAGATGTAGACGGTCGCTGGCACAAGATGTCGGTGTAATGATGAGTAACATCCAAGAATGCCGTGTCTAACCCTGATACGCTGTTAAAGACTAACTATAATCTCATTGCCGACGTCGCGGTTGGAGAGAGGGAACCTACCAGCACTACTGCGGTCAAAACGGTTCCTGCGACGTTGGGTTATACCAAGGAAAGGTTGGCCTGGAAGCAGCCATCCTCTAAGGAGTGGAGAAAAAGCGCCCCGTGAGCCTTAGGCAACCAAGAGTTAAAATGCTCAAAAGTAACTTGCGTAAACAAATTGTAGTTTGAGACTATTTATATATAGGAATCGAAGGAGAGAGCGGTTTCGCATATAACATAAGATACACAGAGGTTTTATCCTTGACGACACTCTCTCCATTAGTCTCAAGTTTAAGGCCTCTTTTTGTTGGAATATGGTCATAGACAGCAAATATATAAAGACATTCAAGTCAAACGGCTTAACTCGCCAGAAATATGACGAGTTGGTTGGGTTTGCTGTTATGCTGCGTAACCATAAGAACAAGGTTTCGGAATATGTGAACTCCAATCTTGAAAAGTACCTTGAGTACTCTAAACCTGACTTCAAGAAGGAGATGCGCGCAAGATATAAGGATGTTGTTCCGAGTTCGTTTGACGCACAACTCTATAACCATATCTTCGACTGTTACCAGAATAAGTTTGATGCGATTCGAAAGCATCTTGACTTTGAAGTTGTTAGGTTTGTTGGGTTTGAGTTCTATAAGCGTAATACTAAGAAAAACAAAAATGGTGACTTGAAGAAGGTTGTGATAGATAAGTCCAAAACGCCTCTTTCAACCTGCCTCACATACCTTGCAAGATATGGTAACGAGAATACGCTTGACTATATTAACAGTCAGTTGGATACCTGCGATGACAAGAAACGAGAGTTCTACAACAACATAATCCGTTGTTGTGACAAGTTCGGGTTTGAACGGCTATTTCGCATTGCCCTGTGTAAGAGGTACCGAATCATTGGAAAATACTCCAAGCGTCCTGTTGAGTTCAAGTCTTTATCTTTCGGCGGAAGGTGTAGGAAAACGAGAATCATTGACTATAACAAGAGGTTCGGCTCGGCAATCAACTCCTTCGTAAGCCTATCTGGAATTGGAAGGAAATCATTTGATATACCTGTGAAATTCAGCAAAGTCTGGCATGGTAATATGAAGGACTACCGAAAGCCAAATACAGACTATGAGTATGTCCTCACGTTCAATAAAAAATACCATCAAGTAAACATTAACTTGTGCAAGGATGGACAAAGGTACATACCAGACGCAGGTGATAACGTGGTAGGAATTGATGTTAACTGCAAGCACAACTTATTCAGTCTTTCAAATGATACGACTTATGACTATAACCGACAACTCGTAAATGATTTCTGTAAACTTTCACTGGAGGTTGACAAATTAAAAAAGGATAAGAACTACACTGTCGGAAGGCGTAAGCAACAGAAACTAGACGCCTTAAAGAGGAAGATGCTGAAATCGGAGCAGCAACTTATCTCAGAGATGTGCAAGTCGCTTATGCTTGATGGTGTGAATCACATTGTTATGGAAGACCTTAATAACGGATTCGGAAAATGCCACGTCAAGGACAAGGATAACGAGGACATAAACTACAACCGAAAAGTCAACTTTCTTGGGTTGAGTAGTTTGAAACAAGAGGTCGAGCACATTGCAAGGAAGTATGGAATCGCCTTGTCAACTGTTCAAGCGAGTTACACAAGTAAGATGTGCCCTATATGCGGATGTATAGAAGATGAGAATCGCACAAACCAAGAAACATTTAAGTGTGTTGAGTGTGGATATGAAGCAAACGCAGACTTTAATGCCGCAACTAATATAAGAAATAGAGTGATCGTAACCGTGTTGCGAGATGCGCTCTTAAAACAACTTGATAATGGTGCTTATGAACCCAGGAAACTTAAACGCGAGAAGGTAAAAGAGGTACTATTATCGTTTCGAAGAAACCTACATGAAAGTGTAGGTTGTGAATGTATAAAATGTAGTGTGACTACATTTGAATATGTTTAATTCTTCGGATTACGAACCCGCTTTCGGTAGGTCATACGATAGTCCTTTGGCGCAACAGCACATCTTTGGCATAGTGAGATTAACTGGAGAGGTGGCAGAGTCTGGTTTATTGCAACGGTCCTGAAAACCGTCGGGGTGTAACAGCCTCCGCGCGTTCGAATCGCGCCCTCTCCGCTGATTATCAACAAATTACAACACAATGAAGAAATCAATTTTGAATCTGATCCTGGCATTATTTGCCATGATAGCGATGACTTCCTGCAAGTCTGTTCAGTTCGGATTGGCATATAACGTCAACTTAACGGGAGACGGAGACGGCCAGTTTGAGGTAACATTCCCTCAGGGGTCATACTCTATGGATGGTACAGCCGCATTGGCATTGCACCTTGGAGATACGTTGAAGTTCAACTCAGTTGAGCCTGTGACGAAAGCGGAGGTGTTAGATAGTGGCAACGCGAAGAAGATTGCAGCGATGAAGAGCGTTAATGACTCCATTGCAGCCCAGTTCGATGCCGCCGCAGCCAGCGGAACGTATGATATCCTCATCCAAGGCAAGGTAACAGAGATTGGAACAGGCCTCACTTTCGAGGTCAATCGCCGCCTAACCAACAGGGACCAATTACGTAAGGCTCCTGCGGCTAATGGCGACACAACTCAGTTGGATCTCTATCCTTATATTAAGTAAAGGAGGGGATTTCGAGTGAGACACAACTCCGTTAAGCACAACGGAGTTATCAGGTAATGGCCGAGTGGTCGAAGGCGCTAGTTTTGGATACTAGTTTTCACCGAACGTTCGAATCGTTCTTACCTGACAAATAAATTTTCAACGGAGTTAAGAAGAGTAGTGGAACAAGCGAGGAGAGTCGTGAGCGGATTGACCGCTATGCTACAAGGTTCTAGCGCGGAACGGAGTACAGACCTCAACGGTACACACTAAGGACAGCAGTCGGGTACTGCCATCTCTCTAACGGTGTGTGAAGCGGCCGTACGTTGCCTCTAAGATAGACAAGATGCATCGTGGCGTACGGAATAACAGCAGGATACCAATGAGAGTTCCACAACTTCGTTGAGATACCCATCTCTCAAACCTTGGGGTGTTGTATGTTCTGCTTAATCCCCATGCAGAAACCGCCTTGTGAGGCTAGCAAGGAAGGTCTGGTTCGTCCCTGAGAGTTTTTCGTCCGTTTAGCACAGTTGGTTAGTGCAGGTGGCTGACAGCGTAGACCGCGCTAAATAATGGTCAGGATATGTCCCTCCAACCAGGGGTGTATTCACTTAATCAAATTAACCACCAGGTCGGGAGTTCGAGTCTCTCAGCGGACGCCAGTATTGGCAGGTGTAATGACGTCAACGCACCTGCATCGTAACTGCCCTCGACGCGTTTTGCAGTACGAAACGCGCACCACCGAGGCTGAATCGAAAGGTATTATCAGTCTGTGTCTGAGAAAAGACCAGGGAGAGTACGCTCCCGTAAAAGTCGAAGTACGTCGCAGACAGAGAACTCGAGTAGTAGGCGGCAGTGGGTATATCCCAACACCGTTGCGTATAATGTCAGGTTGGTTACCTCTCCAATGCGAATACCAAAAGAGGAATATGCTCCTATGGACAAACTGGTTAAGTCGTCGCCCTTTCACGGCGGAGATTGTCGGGTTCGAATCCCACTGGGAGTACGAAGAGCAACCGCGACATAGCGGAATGTGAGGCTCATAGTTGCGTGAAGGGCCAAGAAACAGAACCTATTCGGGATTACACTAAGAAAGCCTATACTGCAAAGGACATGCGGAAAGACGTTGGTCCGAGTTCGCAATCGCCGTCTGGAGTATGTGGTATAGCACACAATGGAGCGCTGGCAGAGATGGTCAATGCAGTGGACTGAAGTGCAGCAGCGCCTGGATAAAACGCTTACATATTGACGGGGAATCAGGTATACCCGCGCCATTAGGTGACAACCAACCGAAATCGCAGCCTTCCAGGAGTCCTGGATTGGCAATGGCGACTAGGAGTGTCACCGAGGGGAGTGCGTTTGCAACAACGCCGTAAATGTTGGGAACGGACACAAATCCGTTTCAATGGAGGTTCGAGCCCTCTATATGTAGCAATCCACCAATTCCCGTTCGAGTCGGGGGCGCTCCACAATAACATGAATATCGGACAAGGCTTGGGCAAATGAGTGACAGTGTTTAGTCTGCTGTCCTGCGGTCGATCGTTCGCAGGCGCCAGTAAGGGCAGGAGCCCGCATGGCTACTCACGGGTACTTGGTTATGGGCCAGGAGTCTCGACAAGGTGTCGTACTAGACGCGTATGGACGACACTGGGACGTTTGTACTGATAAAAAGGAAAGCAATAAGTTGGTGGGAAGCGAGTGGATAATTTGTGTTATACGGCCCTATCGTCTAACTGGTTAGTCGACACCACCCTCTCAAGGTGGAGATCTCAGTTCGAATCTGGGTGGGGCTACAACGACCTATTTATAGGTATATATGGTGTCTCTGGTGTATCGGTAGCATTTCTCACTGTGACTGAGCAGGGCTTGGTTCGACCCCAAGGTGACACCCAATCAAATCATTGATAACATGTCAGATACAGCAGTAACACTATTAGCATTTGGCATCGTCCTCTTGCTGAACATCATCACCATCATTATCATCCATTGCACCAAGGATGACTTCTACTACGCAGGTAACAAAACCACGTGGCAGAAGATTTGGTTCCACGCCTACTTCCTCCTGGTCGGCTGTATGTACTACCCGACTGTCGGTATTTCCAAACTCGTTCAGTGGATTAGGAAGTAAAGCGACCAAGCGGTTCAAACCGCGTGTGAGCGCCATCGACGCGCCAGTGTTGGGGAGCAATCCCTGCCTAAGGACTATCTGCGAAAGCGGGTGGCCCAGTCGATTCCGCCCCGATAGTGTAACTGAATAACACGTCTCCCTACGAAGGAGAAGACTGGGGGTTTGAATCCCTCTCGGAGTACGATGCCTCGTTTTTGCAATTAAGACGAGGAGCCAGCAGTGGATTGCACCATGACGGCTGGCTGGTTGGGTCTCAATCGTCCAGCAATGGATAACCCTCGTTGATGCTACCAGCGCAAGGTTCGTGAGAAGGCATCAGATATGCTCGTGATGACAGTAGCGGGGACTGTCGCCATAAGGAGGCGCGCTATATCCTTATGGTCCGTTGTGCGGCGGTATTGCACAACGTGTTATTGGATCGACACCAATGCGGGGACTAAACACAGGTTCAGATAGGAGGGGCAGGCATGTTAACCTGCTAGAAATGGGAGAACCACCAACCCATTTGTAACGCGGTAGAACTCCGCATCCGTGGCGTATGCAGTGGATTTGTATGGTCATGGATTACCTCACAAAGGAGATGTGTTTAACTTGCTGGTTGAGCATCGTAGTGGTGACGATGGCCGTTGGATAACTCGAGTAATGCTAACGGTTCCCGACAGGGATATGCAGGATCGACACCTGCGAAGGCACCATCACTGGCTGAGTATTTATAGGCAAACAGATACTACAATGTCATACATGTCTATTTGCTTGATGCTGGTGTGCATCTCATTCCTCCTCTTTATAGTGTATAACTCAGTTGCGCTCGGGCTATTCGGAGTACCTTGGTCCATGAGCGGAACTTACTATCTCTATGAGGGTAAGAAAAAGGGTCTCGGGTGGTTATTCACCATCTATATGTGGCTGATGACCTTCACCATGGCTCCTGGATGGCTTGCTATCTCGGATGCGGTAGGACCCTGGATGAGTTATTTCACGTTCCTTGCTTTCTTTGCTATCGCAGGCTTCGCTTTCGTTGGCGGAGCACCTAGGTACAAGGAGGGCCTGGAAGGCAGCGTACACATGAATGCGGCCAAGATATGCGCAGCGGCTGCATTACTGTGGGATTTCCTCGTATGCTGGCAGATCTGGTGGGTACCTATACTAGGCGCCGTCGTTCCTGCTATAATCGCTACCGCTACGAGGACTTGGAAACAAGGTCGAGATTACTGGCTGGAGATGCTGGCCATTGACGCCACCTTTGCCACAATCATAACTGAGTTGGTTCTACAAGTGTGCGCTGGCGCGTGAGACTCCTTCGGGAGTATAATCAGAGCCTCTACCAATGGTAGGGGAACCGTCGAGGTTTCGTCTCGCTGCACCAGTTAAGCAGCGGACATATTGGAGGTTTACCCAAGTGGTTAAGGGGCCAGTTTGCTAAACTGGTAGGGCGGAAACGCCGCGATGGTTCGATCCCATCAGCCTCCGCCAAATTAACGAATTTATGACGTTGGCCGATTTAGACACCATACGCGAGTCAAATAAGATGCAACATAAGGTTCTCCTTGACATTCTGATAAACAAGTATAGGCAAGACCACAGAGACCGTTTAGTCGATGAGGAGGCTATAACAAAGCGGGCTATCCGTTTCGCTATGCAGCCAGAGAACCAAGATTATACAAAACTGTACACAAGAAAAGATTTTGTCAAGCCATTGAGGTGTGGCTCTGTTACTGTACGCGTTAGGATAATATGCTTGCATACGAACGATGAGTTTAAGTCTACTAAGGACGATTTGATAACCAAATATCCAGTTAAGTACTGTAAGGACCAAGACTTGATAATCATACCATGCTTTGTAGTAAACGGCAATGTGAAACGAAACGAGGTTTACTATAGTGTAAAACAGGCAATGGAGGGTAGAAATCATTCCAGTTCCAATCTATACTCTGACTTCATCAAAGAGAACGACGCTAAACTAATCAGTAGATTAAGCAGCGATGAATACAGTGATACATTTGATGAGTTTTCTGAAGTCGTTAGAACGGGCATACAATGGTGCAACGACACGAAGTTGAATGAATCTGGTAATGCAGTAGAGAAAGAGATACTGCACAGATATTACGGCGAGCATGAGCAGAAGTACCTGATTGGGTATGACGAGTTGACCATAAATAAAGCCATATCCGACATAGGTTTGGCTATGTCAGTCCTAAGGGAATTCTATGGTTTCTCGTTTGAAGAATGTGGCTTATTATATCAGTCCGCACGATTCGTAAGTATAGCGGAGGATGCCGTCTCGCTATTGGGAAGGTGGCTGAATTGGTATATAGATAGGCTAGCCAAAGAATTGGTACTATTCGAAAGTGGTATACTATATAATGCGATTGTAGAACCACCTATGACACATCGTCCAATAGGTATCTACATAGTATAGGCCTATGGCGTAACTGGTAGCCGCGCCACGCTTAGGACGTGGTCTCGCAAGGGGTGCCCGTTCGAGTCGGGTTAGGCCTACCAGCAAGTTGTAAATTGTCACGATTAACCGCACAAGGAAGCCCACGAACTTCAGTCGTGGGAAAAATTGCGCCAATATGTGATCGTTTTTCAAAGTTC